AACGTCAACGACGTGATCTGAAACGTGTCACCAGCAGTCACCGCAGCCGACGACGACAAAGCCCCCGCAAACAAACAGTTACCAGTCGTAGCCGAATCCCACAACGACCAATGACTGTACGTCTCCGTCGCCGCCACATTCGTCCACTCCACAGTCGCAGACGACGACATTGAACCGCCCGAAGCAGCCGAGAACGAGATGCTCTTACGGGTCGTCTCAGTCGCCGCGTTCGACGTGCCAGCCTCACCAGGATCACCGGTATGCAACTTCACATACACCGCCGACACAGCCAGCGACGTGTTACGCAAAGTATCCAACCAAGCGTTCTCCAAATAATTCGAAATCGACATTGTTTACCTCACTAAAGCCAAAAGGCCGGGGACACGGTAATTGTACCGCATCCCCGACCTCAAAGCGGGTTGACTCAGACTCAGGCGAGCGAGCTGGACGACTCGATGCGACGGAGAGCCGCCTCACGGAATCGGCCGTAGCCACCCAGCCAGTACCAACCGACCGGCTGGAAACGGTTGAGGGTGTCGGTCACCGGGCCGCGCACGACCTTCGGAACCGAACCGTTGCCGTCCTGCTGGCTGTACGCCTTCGCGATGGCCTGACGACCCATGATGTGCGTGCAGTACACCTCGATGGTTCCGGTCGAACCGGAGCCGTCCGAAGCGTTCTCAAACACCTTCGCGCGGGGGGTCTCGATGAAACGAACACCCTCGAACGCGCCGATCTCACCGTTGTAGATCATGCTGGTGTCCACGTACACGTGCGGGTCACGCCACGCGGCCGCGCCGGTCTCACGACGGAAGTCGTAAGCCACGTCCGGGTGGATGTAACCCATGTACAGGCCGTTGAACGTCGGAACGTTCGCGCCACGCAACTGGGCGGTCACCTTGCGGATGTCGTTGGCCTCGATGATGTCCTCGGCCTGGACGGTCGTGCGGCTCGACGGGGTGGTGCTTCCACCGCCACCGTAAACCACGTTGGTTCCACCGGCGATGACATCACGGACGATGCTGTCAATCGAGATTCCGGCGTTGTAACCGACGACGTTCGCGGCCACAGCGTCCACGTCGAGGAACGAGGTTCCGCGAAGCTTGGCGGTGGTGAGGACGGCGTTGCCGTATTCCGCGAGGGTGACGGTCACCTGCGAGTCGGACATCGCCACGGCGGTCACGTCAGAGGTTTCGGTCAGCGCGGAGGTGGCGGCCGACAGGTCGTTGAAAATGGTGAAGGTCACCGACGCACCGGGCATCGCCTGGTTCGTGGGCTGGACTTCGACGGCTCCGTCGAACAGCAACTCGGAACGGAGGGCGAAGTACGCCAACCGGTCAAATGCTGCCTGATCGACTGAGAGGGCTGCGGTATCTGTGTATGCCATGAGGGTTCACTCCTTCAAGTGAGATTGGTAGCCCCCCGACTGGCAGGTCAGTAGGGCTGTTGGGCTTGACGTGCTTCGGCCAGCAGCATTTCGATCTCGGCTTGGCTGTTCGCCTTGCCGATCCGGGTCATCAAATCGACGGGAGGCTCGCTGTTGTTGCCGGACGCGACCTTTGCGGTTCTGTCCCAGGCATCCTTCTCGGCGGCCTTTGTGTCATGGATGATCGCGGCTTCGATGGCGGCCGCCCGGATCGCATCAGCTGTGAGTTCACCGTCATACGCCTTCACGAAATACTTGGCGACCGGGAGGCTCGGATCAACTCCGGCCTTCACAAACGCCAGTTCGCGGGACGCTGCGGCGGCTTCATCAGCCTTCGCTTTCAGGGCTGCGTTCTCGGCTTCCAACTGCTTCATCCTCTCACGGAGAGGATTGCGGCCGGACTCCTGTTCATCGAGTTCGAGTTCGCTGTCCACTATGTACACTCCTTTGCCCAACCAACCCCCGGAGGCAGGGGAAGGTGCTGCTATGTCTCACCTTGCGGTGGTTCCTGCCGGGTTTGGCATCGATATGAGTGTAGCACATACTTTTGTATATGCCACTATTGTCAGACGACAGACGCTTGGCCGCCTTCGCTGACCGCGAAACTACCGCCACCAGCAAACGCGGCTTCACGTTCAGCTTGCCTCTTGCGGAGACGCTGTTGCGCTGCGCTCGATGTTCCGAACACCGCGCCGATCTGTTCGGCTTGCGTGATCTGGTCACCCTGTTCGCCGGCAAGCGGCTGGAACAGTTCTTGCGCTGAAGCGATTGTCTGGAACCCCTGGCGGGCTTGTTCACCAGTAACACCGGCCTGAGCCAGTTCTTCAGCCTGCTGTTGACTGATACCGAACCCGGCTTGCAGGTTGCTTTCGGCGGCGATCTGGGCGGCCTGAGCCTGCTTCAACAACATCGGGGTGGCCCGCTGAGGATCAAGGAAGTAGGCAGCCAACTGGCTGTCATCCACCCCGTACAACCGGCGCATTTCCTCAACAACCTGCGGGTCGGCTTCACGGACAGCCTGATAACCCTGGTTGATTCGCTGGGAGAACTCTTGGACAGACACGTCGCCGCCGATCAGACGGCTGAACGTTTCGGGGCTGGAGTAGAACTCTCGGGGCATCCCAGCCGACCGCAACGTCTGACGGTACACGTTCTCCAACTGGATGTACTCGCCTTCAGACAGGACGTTCAGGCCGGCCTGACGGCGAGCCTCGTTGCCTGCGAACCGTTGACGGTACTCGTTAGTTTGCCGGATACGACCCACAAGGATGTTCGTGTCCACAATGTTTTCTTCAAACACCATTTGGTTGACGAACGAACCCAACTGATCGAGGCCGTAATTGGCGAGGGTTTGGGCGATGATCTCATACGCCGACTGCTGGCTTGCTCCCATGTCACTCATGTCATGCCTTCCCAAACAAATTTGCCAACTGGTTCGTTACCTCAAACGCCCGCTGTTTGGCTTCTGACGTGTACTCGTAGCCGAAAGACCTGGTGTTACGCAGGTATTTGCCCCATTCGTTGTAGTTCATGGGGCGGGTTTCACCTTTGTCTGTGGTGAACGTGACGGCTTGCGCCCATCGAGGGTCAGCGAAGTCAATGGTTTCCGGGTTGATTTCGAGGATACGCGCGGCCGTCTGACGATAGGGGTCGGTGATTTGCTGGAAGGTTTGACCGGCATCCAACTGTGCGCTGATGCCAGGGTATAGGGCTTTGGCGGTGTTGAGCGCATAGTTGTTGAACGACTGAATGTTGTCTTTGCCGGTGGCGATGTTGTTCACCCATCCGTTGAACGTTTCGTCCGACAACGAGACACCGTATTTAGCAGCAATTTCTTTGAGTTGCTGTCCGAAGAAACCGGTGGACAGTTGGGACATTGTGCCGGTGTTCTTGACGGCTTCAGCCCCAACAGAGTTCTGGAGGGTTTGTTCGTCCCACCCGCCACGCAAACTGTTCTCTGACAGACGGCTGATCGTCGCATCATCAAAGTTCACGCCGAGGTTGCTGGCGAGGGTGCGGATGTCGTTGCTTCGTGCATCAATCTGCTGTTGGGCTGACGCAGGGTCGGTTTGCTTCAGGGTGTCCCAGGTGCGAGCCGAAGCCGAGTTTGTTTTGAACCAGTTGGTTTGCTTCAGTTCATAATCAAACTTTGCGTCTGACCAGTCGCCCTTGACCGCGTTCTCGATGAGGGTGGCGATTTCGGGGACAGACTCGATGATGGCGAAATAGCCGCCGTACTGTTCTTTGGCGGCCTGCTTCCAATCGACCGGGGCAGGCGTAGGGGCGGGTGCTGTCGGTTTATTCGGTTTAGTTGGTTTCCCGAAGTTGAGTTGACCGGGTTTCAAATACGAGATTGGCAACGGAGGTTGGCCGAATGAGGCTCGCAACCTGTTGTAGCCATCCCATTCTTCGAGTGTCAGATTTCCTTCTGCCATCACGCACCACCAATCGCGTTGAAGAACTTGTTGATATACCCCAACGTCTTATATGCCGAAGCCTCATCAGGAGCCTGTTCCTCAGCGAACTGTTCGGCGGCCACATCAGCAGACGCGGCCTGCACCATCGTCCCGCCACCAGACGCGCGACGCTGTTCCGCGATTTCCTCAGCTTGGAAGGCACGAACGAAACGGTCGGCTTCCTCATCTGTGAACCCTCGACCCAACGTCTGTTGGGCGACCTGTCGGGCAACAGCCTTCAGATCGTCGGGGTTTGTAGTGCGGTAGGTGCGACCGCTACCCGACGACACCGACTGTTTCCCGGCGAGGCGTTGCCCCAAATAGTTCTTGTACGTAATGCCGTTCGCGTTGGCCAACGTCAACAACCTGTTCAAAGCAGTTACTTCCGCAACAGGATCGTTTAGTTGAGACTTTTCAATCAAACCAGCCTTTTCCAGCTGGTTCATCAGCACATCCTGATTCGCTGGGCTTAGACCGTTGTATACAGCAGGAGCAAAGTCGTCAGGGTACGGAGCATCACGTTCAACTTGTCCAGACGAGTTCACCAATCCGGGGCCGTTGTAAAGAACCAGTTTCCCGTTCTCATCGAAGATAAATCGAGGCGGGATCGCACCGACACCGCCCTCAGTTTTGGCTGCCTCTAGAGCATCAGTTGTGTCATCAGCACCCTGGTTGGCTTGTGACCCGCCCTCACTTTTCTTTCTCGAAGCCATAACTATTCCTCGCTATCCAAATCAACTTCTTGCAGCAACAGACGCTCCCACACACGACTGAAATCAGGATACACCGCCGCCAAACGCTCACCTTCCGCACGCAGAATGTCACGCAAATCGGCGTTCGCACCAGCCGCCAACGTCTTACCGCGCTGTTCCGCGATATCAATAGCGTAATCGCGCGCCGCGAAATACTCTCGCAAACCCATAGCAACAGGGTTATCGTCCATTCGAGGATCGTCAGCGGCTTCAGACAACACGTTCACCTTCGCGTCAAACGCTCGCACATCAATCGGAGCCTTAGCGAAACCGGGGTACTGGTCGTACAGTTTTTCGCGTTCCTGGCGCAGAATGTCCTTCTGCGCGTCGTTCGGGTTAGGGCCAGCCGCACGGATCAGACGACGGTAGATGGACGTTCCCATCAAACGTTGCGCTTCCTCGATCTGTTCTTGTGGTGTCAGTTTGACACGTGCGCCGCTTTCCAATTGGCGCATATACACCTGATAGTCAAACTTTGATCCGACCGGGGCGAAATAGCCGGCGACCTCATCAAACGTTTTGAAGAACGATTGGTTAGCGCGTTCCCAGTTACCAAACTCTGTCGAAGCGTCCAACCCGCCAGCAACAGCCTTCGTCTTGCCTGCCATATACAGCATGAAGTCGTCACCGAACGTATCCAAAAACGTTTCTACCGCCGTGTCATAGTTTTTGTCTTGTAGTTCACGGAAATACTTGGAGATTTGGTTGGCGTAAATATCTGTCTTAGACAGATCAATTGTTTCGCCTTCAATCTCAATTGTCTTTGTCCGGGCTGTTTCACTCAGAGGGGCTGTCAATTGCGGAACCGGTCGAGTCGGGCCAACAAACTGTCCCAACGCACGCATCATCATCAGCACACGCGCCTTACCAGTAGCGTCCTCTTGAAGCCGTTGCATATCAACTTCGTTCGACAAATTGTATTCTCCGGACGCGGCAAGGACTTCCATGACTTGCATTGTCATATCGCCCATATACCTGTCGTTATCCGGGTTACCGAACGTAGCCGACCATAGTTTTTGCCACCACGGGGGATCAGGCAACAAACCGATTTTGGGTGCGCCGTAAGGAGTCAACAACTTACGGAAATCGTCATATTGCGGTTTGTCTTTCAGAATCCATCCGGCTGCGACTTGGGCGTATGGCCCGATGCCCGGGAGAATGTTGAAGCCCATGTTCAAACTTTTTGCGGGTGCAACCATGTCCACGTCAGGAATATTGAGTTTGTTCTGGACGATCTCGCCACCCTTGTAGCCGCCGAAACCTCCGGCAATCAAACCTGGCAAACCGAAGGCAACACCGCCGATAACAGCTGCGCTGTACGCGCTCATCAACGGAACGGTGTTACCGCTGAACGGATAGTTGAACACGTATTCGCCGGACACAGGGTCGGTGTAGAAGAAGCCTCGACCGTCAGCATCAGGGTCTGCGTCACGCAAACCTTCCACAGACACATATCCGCGCTTGAACGCTTCGGGATCAGATGTGAGGCGTTGCGTCCAGTTCTTCATAACTTCTGCCCATGCGGAACCGAACGGCGAGATGATGTTCATAATGTCAGCGAAGTTAGACCGTTCAGCAGCGTTATAGAACAACTCTTTCGTGGTGTCCAACGCCGCCCCCTTAGCGTAAGCATCCAAGTCGCTGAACGTCAGATTGCCGTTAGACGGGATCGAGCCGTCTGCTTTACCCCACAACTTTTTTGCCGCGTCGTCGTTGCCGATATAACGGAAGAAAAACCGTTTGTTGAAGGTTTGGCCGGCTGCTTTTGCGGCCGCCTGGACGTTTGCTTTGATGATGGCCGCTTCGCCTGGTGCGAGTTCGTCAGCCAGTTTTGCGATGACGTTGTAATACTCCTGTCGGAATACTGGTGAACGGTTGAGGAACGCTTCGCGCTTGGGGTACAACTCGCTGAAGAAGATGTCAACGCCACGGTCAAATGCTTCACCAATTTGTTTTGCACGTCCAGCTGCGTCCGAGGCTGTAACGGTAACTTGTGCCTTGTAGGTGTCTTTTAGTTTGACGTTCGGGTCGTCCATGATTTTGTTGATCTGCTGGAAGAAACCTTCTTGGTAGCCTGTGATTTCGCCGGTGCGTGCAAGATCAAGAGCGTTACGAACCTTCCCAGTCTTAGGGTCGGTGTATTTGCCGGTAGCGATCACCTCGCGCAACAACGGGCTTCCACCGGTCGTTGCATCAATTCGCGGGCGAACATAGTTATCGACGTACCCTCGCACGTTCGCTTCGTCAAGTTGTCCTTGTGCATCCTTGAATATGACTGAGCCAATACGCTTCTGCCCAGAACTATCGGGGATAGTCCGGTTCTTCCACATATTCTGCAAGATGTCAACGTGCCGGCGACCTTCAGGGGTGGTTCGCATCCAATCAAGGATTTCGTCAGTTGTTTCTCCAGCCGCGACACGTTTTGCGATGTCATCGGTATACAACAACGAAACTTCGGCGGCAACTGCTTTGCTGAAAGCATCTCGACCGTCGCCTCGACGGACACGCCTCCATACACCAGTCTTGGCTTGACGTGCGCCAAGTTTGACCGGATCAAATGTTTCACGCATCGAGCCGGACACGGCCTCAGCCATCTCGCGTTGCCCGGAACGAATCAAATCTTCAGGGTCGCCCTTGAAAGAAACACCAAAGATGTCGCCTTTGAATTTCTTGTGCAAAGCGACCTGGATCAACTCAAACGGATGGAAGGCTCCGGTTTGGATGCCAGGTGCGAATGATTGCCGCAAGAATGAGTCGGACATATTGCGGAGTACGTAACCGCCTGTGAGCAGGGTGACGGGTCGCCAAATCCAGTTTTGCGCCCACATCAACGCGACAGCAGGGGTACGAAGATCACCAAGTTTCTCGGGGTTCAAAAACCCTTGTTTCGTTGTGATCTTTTGGATGGGCGACCAGCGGGCCGCGATGCGCCGTACACGCTGCGGATCAGGGAGGAAGACGGAGTGCTTCAACATTTCTGATTGCAACCCGGCAGTCATCATCGGATGACCAGCCGTCACTATATTGCCAGCATCATCAACCCATGTAAACGTTCCACCAAGATCAGCAGCACTACCAACATCGTCAATAGCACCATACAAATCTCGATCCAAAACTTCTTTTTGACCAAGAAGACCCTTGTGAAGAATGTCGTTGAGTTCGTCGCTGACACCAAACTTGGTCATCGCAGCACGACTAGCTTCCTCAATCTCAACCGCCACATTACGGATCGAACCGTCACCCAACACAAATGCGTCAGTCAGACGGTTCACCAAATCAACACGCAGCTTGCGATCAACACGCGCCTGAATCAAATAGTTGTTGACATTCTTGATCGACTGGGCGACCTGACGGCTAGACCCGCCTTCAACAACAACATGACGGCCCGGAACAAGGTTCAACAGACGGGCAGCCTTTGATTCTTTCATTGTGCCGAAATACGGAATATTGCGTTTGACATCATCCCAACGACCAATATCAATTTGGTCAATGCGCTTCGGGCCGACACCGCGAGTGATGTCACCCAAACCGAGCGTGTCGTTGACAAACTGACGGGCTTTCACCGCATCATCAACCTCGACAACACCCTTCCAGAACGCCGCGTCAGCAGTCGGGAAAATACGGATTGCCTCATCAACATCTTTGATCTTGACGATACGGTTGATGACGCTCTGGCCACCCTTCGTATCAAGGAATTCTGCGACCTTGCTAGGAATGATGTAGGCAGAGTTCTTGTCCACCAAGCCGGCAAACGTTCGCACGCCAGCCTTCGCACCGATCTCCGTTTTGGCGAGACGGGCAGCAGCACCACCACCAGGGATCGCCGGGGTTTTGATTGCAACATAAGCGTCTACAAGACCAGACACGATGTTGTACTCACGTGAACCGGGTTGGGCAACCATAGTTGCAAGACCACGACCGACAGTCAACGCTTTCCCGTCAACTGTGCCACGCAACTTGCGGGCTTCCTCCGCTTGCGCCTCATAGATGCGAGCGTTTGGGAACCAGCCTTCACCAATCAAATCAGGGTTTTGCACCATCTGTCCGAGTTGGGTGGCATCCCAAAACGCGTCCTCAAACGAGAATGTTCCGGGGGTGTACGAACTGTTCCCCCCACCGAAAGCGGTAGCAACCTCATATTGGAATTCGTTGCCAGTTGTCGCGGTCGGGATAATCGTTGTTCCAGGGATTTTGCCGGTGTTAGCGGTCTGCTGGATTTGACCGGACACGTTGTAAATCGAACTGACAGCCGAAGTGCCGAGGTTCTGGGTAACGTCCGAAGTCCATTGGACTCCCGAACCAGCCCAACGGACAAAACCCTTGAACTTGTCTGCAACGTTACGGTCATACCAAGACTTATTCTTCTTCTTGAACGTGTCCGGGTTCGCTTGGATAGTGCGCTTCACTTCCTCATAAACGATGTTCCCCAAGAAATCTTTAGCCTGTTTCTCATCCATCGCACCAGCGGTATATGCGCGGGCTGCCGCGATTGTCGCCGCGAAATTAGCGTCAGGGAACGTGTTATAGAAATCTTTGACAGCTTGCGCCAGATCAACAGAAACCGTGGGCTTCGTCGCCTCATACGCTCGCTCGGCTGCCTCCAACTCGGCATCGAGACTGTCTTCCTCAGAAGGGCTAAACGGGAACGGCATCAGAAACCGCGATTCCCGTAACGATTCAACATTTCCAACAGATCGTCGTCAGGGAACATCGCATACAACGCACGCAAAGTGTCAATCACATTGTCTTGTGGGACGCGACGCGGGATAATACCGGCCTCCATCGAGGACGGCCCCGCCCCGAAATCTGCTCCGGCAGTAATCGGCTCATCCGGTCGTTCAGTCGGACGCAACAAATCGCCGGCCCCACCAGGAACCGGACGTGCCATCCGTTGCGCCTCCACCTGAGTAGGCGCAGAACCGGGAG